CAGACGGCATATCCGGCGTTGATCATGCCGTCTTCCTCGTCGGATTGCGCATAGCCTTCACAGTATTCGTCATAAAAGCTTTTCCCATCCAGTTCATGATGGACGCAGTAAATGTGCGCCAGCTCATGCAGGAAGATATGAAGCAGCTCAACAGGATGGTAGGGTATGTCCGTGCGGAGCAGGATGCCGTCCTTACCTCCGTTGTCCATCCCGATAAAGGAGGATGCCCGGAAATCGAAGTAGCCTTCCTCCTGATACCGGTCTTTTAGCCGGTAAGGGAAATACTGAGCGCAGAACTGCTCAAAGATTTCTTCCTGATCGTCGGTCATGAAACAGGTGAGGATGACATGATCGTGGGAAAAGTCTGCATCCATCTTGTCGTTAAAAATTTCTATGGCACGGGCAAGATAGGAGTCATAGTTCAAATCGTTCGTCGCCTCCCTCTAAGGTCTTCATTTCAGGAAGTCGCTCCTATGTTCAATACGCCGGAGATCATATCCGCTTTCCGCCAAGTGGGCAATTTTCAAGGCAACCAAATTGATGTCTGTTCCCATTGCCCGTGCAATCTGCTCGGATGTATAGCCGTAGTCATAGATGTACTCAAGAATCTCATCGGTGTCGAGCAGGATTTCGGCGGCAACGATGTTCGCCTCATACTCCGGCTTCGTGGTCATGTCATATAACATGAACTCCTGTATCGCGCTTCCTTTTGCCAGATTGCGGTGCAACTGATCATGCCCAAGCTCATGAGCGCAGACAATCCGCTGCATCTGAGCGCTCAGGTTTTCGTTTATGAAAATAAAACGGCTGCGCTTGATGACCCGATACATTCCCTTGAGCGGGCCGAAGTCCTCACAGAACAGGACTTCAATGCCAAGCTGCCGTGCTATGCGAAATGGATCTCGTGTCCCGCAGCGCTTTACAAGCCTGCTGCCGACCTTCGAGAGATTCTCAGCATTCATCGTCTCACCTCCCGCTGATGGGGACATTGCAAACAGCGAATGGCCTTACTGTTCGCTTGTCCCCTTACGGTATTTCTTCGGAGTGTACTTCTTGTTCTTCTCTTTGGCGATCCAGTAAGCATCGTTCAACGCTTTCATCGCGCCGTCGAGCGCTTCGTCACTGAGCCGTCCACCGGCGAACATACCGGTCACTTCACTGACAAGCTCATCTATATCTCTGGCCGCTTTGGAGCCGCCCTTCTCATGCGCCGCGACAACAAGCATTCCACTTTGCCCAAGCAGATACTCAGGAGTGGTATCTAAAACCGTCGCTAATTTCTCGACAACCTCGTACTTCGTAGGCTTGCGGGTACCCAACTCATAATTCTGAATAGTCCTTGCGCTTATCGACACTTTTTCCGCAAGCTGCACCTGTGTGAGATTCGCTTCCAACCTTTTTTCTCTTAGTCTGTCCTTGAAGCTCATAAGGCACCTCTTTCTAAAACTTTTTGTGAACACGAACAGAAGTTTCGCTAAAGTGGTTGACACGAAAATACTGTTCGTGTTATACTCATTGCGAACACGAAAGTACCGTTCGTGTTAATAATACCACACGAACAGTGCGGGTGTCAACAAGAACAAATAGGTTATGCGTGGTTTTGCGTAACTTTCAAGACAGTAGGAGGTAGGCTATGACGAACACACATTGCCGGAAGGCGTATGTTTCGGTCAACTTGGATGTTGACGAAGAAGGAGTCTGTCATCCACGGTTCATCCGTTGGGAAAACGGTCTGATCTTTCAGATTGACCAGATCCTGTACAAATGCCGTGCCGCCTCCAAGAAGGTAGGCGGTGGTGGCATCCGTTATACTGTGATGATCCGTGGAAGGGAATCTTATCTTTTCCAAGAAGGCAACAAATGGTTTGTAGAAGCGAAGGAGGGAGCGAGATGATTTTATCACACAAGGAAATTGAAGAGATCGCGGTGGCGGTCACTAAGGACTTCAACGAGTTCTTTTTCGGTCCTGATACCGATGGGGCGCGTTTGCCTCGCGGTACGCCGATTGACCAGTTTGCCAGCGAATATCTCGGCCTCAATGTCTCTTTTGCTGACCTGTCTGCCGATGGAAGTATCTGTGGGCTGACGGCTTATGCAGATACCGAGTACATTATTGAGAAAGACGGGATGCAATATTCCATCCCTCTGCGCCGCAATCAGGTCTTGATGGATGCGAGCTTTATTCAGCCATTCCAGATACGCAAGCTCTGCGGGAAAAGGCGGTTTACACTCGCCCATGAGTGCGCCCATCAAATCCTGTTCCAGATGGAGACAGAAGAAGTTCGGAAGGTCTGCCAGCGGAAATATTCTGCACGAACAGCCTATTCGCTCCGGGAACTGAAAACCCATGAAGACTGGAATGAATGGCAAGCCAATGTCTTAGGCGCAGCCATTCTGATGCCCCAGCGGGAAATTGATCTCGCAGTTGCGTATTATGCCAGAGGCCGGAGGCTTGTCAGCTATGACGGGACTTTCGCATATCAGGACAGGGTTGCACTGGATTTGATCTGCAAGCAGTTTGGCGTTTCCAAGACAGCCGCAGTCATCCGGCTGAAACAGCTCGGCCACTTGGAGTGCTGCCCATATAGCGAGTACAGCGATCCATTGGAGGTGTGGGCATGAAGAAAAGCATCCGTGTGTCTGAGCCTTCCCCTGAAATGCAGGAGAAAATCCGTAGGGCGCGATGCGCCATTGTCAACCAGAAGATGCGCATGGTGAAATGCCCATATTGTGGGCACAACGCTATCGCCGTATTCGAGGATTCCCGTGGTCACATACAGGCCAAGTGCAAAGCCTGTGGCCGGGAAACCGTATTCGATGTGATTAACATGAGACGGTTATTGCTCCACCTTCACAGAAGGTAAGGAGATAACAAATACAATTCAATATTTTATAGCTGTGCTGTGGAGCCGCTGATTGGTGAGTCTTCCTAATGCCGCATGAACAGAGTTTTCTAAGCTCTGTTTTGTCGGTATGGGAAGATCAGCTCACCGTCATGCGGCTCTTTTTTAGTCTTGTCCATCCGCTGCTCCGAGCCAGCGGAAAGGACAAGGCAATGAAAAGAATCCCCAAAACACCCGTTGAATTCGACTACGACCTCTGGACTACCGAGGACGGCAAGTGCATGGTGCGCGTGAAGGCCACCGGCGAGACTACGGAGGTTGACCGCGAGGTCATGAAAGCACTCCGCAATGAGGAAAAGAAGCTCCGGCGCTCCTACGATACCGGGGGAGCATCTGACAGCGAAGACGGCGAGGAAACGCAGCCTTCCAGTGTGCTGTCTCTGGATGCTGTCCCAGAGGATGAAGTCAACGCACCGACTTGGTTAGCCGACCCCCATGACTTCACAAACGAGGTTGTTACCAAAATACAGGAAGCGGAATTTATGGAGCAACTGACGGCGAGAGAAAGAGAAGTCTTTCTCTTTTGCATCCAGTATGGAGGAAGCCAGCAGGAATATGCTGCTTCTTCTGGCCTTTCCATCTCCCGTGTCTGCAAGCTCGTTGCCGCAATCCGAAAAAAAGCAAAAATTTTTTTCTGAGGGGTGCCAAGTTTTGCGGGAAAAATGTCCGTTGTAAAGTGAAGGGGTCAATCAAGACCGGCTTCACAGTACCTTGAAAACAGAATATCCAGTGCTGCGGATCTTTCCTCTTTTCTCGAAGCGACTTGCCTTCTGCCGCCAAGACCTTCCTCACGGAAGCGAGCGATCAACAGAGAGGCTAAACTGCCGTGTGGTGCGGCTGTTCGCCATGATGGAGAAGTTGGGTATAATGATACTTCCGTCCCCGGATTGCCGGGGGCGGCTCGGAGCGTTCCTCGGAGGGGTGAGAGTCCCATGATACCGATTAACCGTCGGTAGTCCGTAGCATTCCCGGAGCCGCAAGGCTCTTCTGGCAGGGGTGCGAGCTGCAAATATGCCGGAACACGAAACAAACCAATTAGCTACATTCAGCATACAAGTTTTCAGGATGAAAACTATGTGGCGGAGTGTCCCTAACCGGCGCTCCGCCATATCCTTTTGTCCTGAATACAAGTTCACATCATCAGGGAGGTGTTTGTAATATGATGAGCGTAGAAACCATGAGAAGCGTCAACCCGAAGACGGTTGACCGCAGTACCCTTGTCCAGCGGGACAGCATCCGGCTTGAGCCTGCGGCTGCGCAGGATGACCGGCTGCGGGATTTTATCCGACAGATCAGAAACCCGTATTGCTATCTGGACGGGAAGACCGTCGTGAAGATCAGCTTCTCGAAGACAGACACCACCTTGGAGGACTGTCTGGAACATTATCTGAGAGGACTTTGATTATGAACAAACTGAATCTTTTCGCCCGGTTCTATGGACAAGCGATTGAGCCTGTGATACAATGAAGTCAGGTCAAAAAAGAATACACGGACTAAGCCGCTGCCTTTGAGGGTCATGTGGCTTTATCGTGTTTTCCTCATACAAGAAGCAGAAGCCTTCGTCTTTCTGATTTGATGTATCACACCAAACAGAAAACGGAGGTTATTTTTATGCCCGGAAAAGTTTACCGGACGGCGATTTACTGCCGCCTGTCCCGTGAAGACGGGGACAAAGTTGAAAGCAACTCCATTGCAAGCCAAAGAGCCATTTGCGAGGACTACATTGCACGGCATGACGATCTGGAAATTGTCTGTGAGCCGTTCGTTGACGATGGTTATAGCGGTGTTTCCTTCAATCGTCCAAACTTCAAAAAGCTCGAAGACGCAATCCGCAAAGGCGCGATTGACTGCATCGTGGTCAAAGACCTCAGCCGCTTTTCGAGAAACTACATCGACGGCGGTCGGTATCTGGAAAAGATATTCCCGCAGCTCGGCATCCGCTTTATCGCGGTCAACGACGCTTACGACAGCCTGACCGGCGATCCGCAGTCGGATTCCTTTGTTATCCCGTTCAAAAACCTCATCAACGACTCCTACTGCAAGGATATATCCATGAAAATCCGATCCAGCTTGGAGGTCAAGCAAAAGAACGGTGAGTTCGTCGGGGCATTCGCGCCCTATGGCTACAAGAAATCGCCGGATAACAAAAACCAGCTTATCGTCGATGAGGCCGTCAGCGAGTATGTGCAGATGATCTTTGCCATGTACAAGGATGGCTTCTCCATCGGTCGCATTGCTGCAAGGCTGAATCAGATGGGCGTGCTTTCCCCAATGGAGTATAAGCACTCGGCGGGAGTGAAGTTCGATACCGTCTTCAAGACCGGCGACACTGCAAAGTGGACTTACAAGGCTGTCCAGCGCATCCTCACCAATGAGGTATATATCGGTGTCCTTGCCCAAGGCAAACGCGGTACGCCAAACTACAAGGTGCGCGTTGTGCAGCCGAAGGATGAAACCGAGTGGGTTAAGGTCGAGGGGGCGCACGAAGCGCTTGTTTCCTATGAGGATTTCATGGCCGTCAAGACCATGATGAAGCGAGATATGCGCTGCTCGCCGGATCAGGATGAGGCACACCTGTTTTCCGGCTTCTTGTTCTGTGGAGACTGCCAGCAGTCTATGACACGCAAGACCGTCCCGTCGAAGACAAAGAAATACATCTACTATGTCTGCTCGACGAACAAACATAGCCGGACCTGCAGCCCGCACAGCATCAGCGCAAAAGAGGTTGAGGAAAAGGTGTTCCGTGCCATCCATGACCAGATTGAGCTTGTGGTCAATTTGGAAAAAGCGCTTGAGATGATTGAGAGGCTTCCTTCCCAGAATCGCAAAGCGTTTAACTATGAGGCACAGATTGCGAAGCTCGAAGAAGAGATTGAGCGGTATCAGAAGCTCAAGCTCCGGCTGTATGAAGACCTCTCGGATGGGATCATCGACAAGTCGGAATACTTTGAGTTCCGCAACAGCTACACCAAAATCATTGAGGAAAAGCAGGAAGCCCTTCTCCGCGTGAAAAAAGAAATGAAGCAGTCGGTCACAACCGGGGCTACGGAACGGAATTGGGTCACGCGATAGAGATTGTCTTCAAGTACAAAGACGAGTATCAGCAGACACTTGAATATGTTCTCGGCTATGCCGACGAACTTGCCATTGCCGGATAAAGGAGGGATGAGCGTATGGCACGAAAAAGCAGAAAAGTCGCAGCCGCAGAGCCGGTTTGCGAAGCAGCACCGCTGCAAATCTTCCCGACAGCCATTTATGCCCGTCTCTCCGTGGAGAATAGCGGCAAATCTGAAAAGGTGGATGTCATCACCAATCAAATCGAGATATGCAAGTCCTATATCGCAGGATGTCCTTATCTCGATCTCGTCGATGTCTATGTGGATAACGGACGGACGGGGACGGTTTTCGATAGGCCGGAGTTCAACCGGCTGATGACCGACATCAAGAGCGGCAGGATTAAATGCCTTGTAGTCCGCGATCTCAGCCGTTTTGGCCGTGACTACATAGAAACCGGAACCTACCTTGAGCGCATTTTTCCACAGATTGGCTTGCGGTTTATTGCAATCAAGGAACACTACGACAACTTTGATACGGACGGCTCAAATGAGAGCCTGATGATCCCGCTGCAAAACATGATCAACGCCCTGTACTCGAAGGATATTTCACGGAAAGTCTCCACCGCTTTGAAAGCACAGATGGAGCAAGGGACCTTCCAGAAGCGCAATCTTCCGTATGGCTACCGGTGGAATGAAGACCATACAAACATGGTTATTGACGAAGAGACAGCGCCGTATGTGCGGCTCATGTTCCAGTGGAAAATCGAGGGCTGGTCAATCCCGATGATCCTTAACGAGCTTGACCGGCTGGGTGCGCCAAATACGGAGCTGCGGAAACGCCAGAACGGAACCCGCAAAGGCGACGGCTGCTCCTGCAAAGGCTGGTACAGTTCAACGCTGTACGGCATCCTGAGCAATCCGCATTATGTGGGTGATACCGTCCTTGGCCGCTCCATGAAGGCGATCTACAAGGGCATCAAATCCCATAATGTCAAGGACAAGGATAAGTGGATTGTGTTCCCGAACACGCACGAAGCGCTTATTTCCCGTGAAGACTTCCAGAAGGTGCAGGACATCCTCCAAGCGGCTTCTGAGGCTCGCCAGACGAGTATGCAGAAAACCGAGGAAATCCGGGCAACGCTCGTAAACCTCTTCGATGGGAAAATCGTCTGCGCTGATTGCGGGAAGAAGATGTACTTCCACCGCAAACGGATCGACAAGGACAAGCGGAAGCGCTGGTATGCCTTCTATGAATGCAGTACCTCAGCAGGTCGGCGCTATGAGCATTGTACTTCCCATTATACGAGGCAGGACACGCTTGAAGCCAATGTGCTTGCAGCAATCCAGCTTCAAGTCGAAGCAGCGCTTGACTATGACAAGCTGCTGGATAAGCTCAGGGGAAGCGAGGGCGAGAAAAACATCCGTGATCAGCAGAACGCCCTCATTACAAGCCTGAATCTGAGGCTCAACGGCGTTTCCAAGAAGCGGACACGCCTCTATGAGGATTATGCCGAGGGGCTTCTGGATGAAGAGGAATATGCCTTTGCCAAGAAGAGCTACGACGAGCAATACGCTGACCTGTCCCGCCGTCTGGATGAGGCTGTGCAGCGCCGGAGCAAGTTCAACGAGGCCATGTCGGTCGATAACAAGTGGATTACCTTGATGAAATCCGTCAGCACAGCAACGCAGCTCTCTCAGGATTTAGTAGACGAGTCTGTTGAATTGGTCAAAGTCCATGAGGGCGGCGCTGTGGAGCTGGTTATGAAGTACGGCGACATCTACGAGTTGACCATCCAGAGTATCAAAGAAGTACAGGGGGCGATGTAAATGAGCAAAGACTACACAATCGGCATCTACATCCGCCTCTCTATGGCTGATGAAGATACCGGTACCGGCAACAAGGCTGAAAGTGACAGCATCGGCAACCAGCGTATGCTCATCAACCGCTACCTTGACAAGCATCCGATGCTTTCCAAATATCCGAGGCTTGAGTTCGCGGATGATGGCTATACCGGGACAAATTTTCATCGTCCTCAGTTCTCGGCGATGATGGAGAAAGTCCGGCACGGGGAGATCAACCTGATCTGCGTCAAAGATTTTTCCCGCTTTTCTCGTGATTACATCGAGACGGGCAATTATCTCGAATGCACTTTTCCGTTCATGGGCGTTCGCTTTATCTCCATCAACGACGGCTATGACAGCGACGATTACAAGGGAACAACCGGTGGCCTTGAGGTTGTCATGCGCAGCATCATCTATGCCGCATACAGCAAGGATCTTTCTGTCAAAACGACAACGGCAAAAATCCAGATGATGAAGCAAGGCAAGTATGTGGGCGGCTACGCTCCTTACGGCTATGTGCTTCATCCCGAAATCCGCAACAAGCTCAAGCTTGACCCGGAGGCCGCAGAGGTCGTGCGCAGGGTCTTCGATGAAGCCCTTGAAGGCAGGAATACCTCACAGATTGCTCTCAGTCTGAACGATGATAATATCCCGACGCCCGGGCAATATTTCAAAGGCAAACATCCTGACAAGAAGAAATTCAGCTATATGAGCGACAAGATAAGCTGGACGGCATCTATGGTCTACAAACTCCTGACCAGCTATGTTTACACAGGGGCAACGGTCGGCCACAAGCGAAAATCCGGCGGCGTAGGTTCTCGGAAAACTATTTCTCAAAAGAAAGAGGAATGGATCATCGTCGAAGGGATGCACGAAGCCATTGTCAGCAAGGAAGAGTTTGAGCTGGCTCAGGCAGTCATCCGGGGCGGCGAGAAGAATCCTAAACGGAATCTGCGCTATTATCCCCTCAAGGGTCTTGTGTGCTGCGGCAACTGTAAACGCGCCCTTACCCGGCGAAAGCTCCGAAATGAGGGTGGATATTTCTATCAGTGTACTTACTCAACACATGACCGCGATACGGAGTGCCCGGTTGGTGAAAGATACAGCGAGGCATGGATTGAGGACACCGCTTACAAAGCGATTGGGCAAATGCTCACACTGGTCGAAAAGAAAGCTGTTAAAGAGCATGAGATCAGCAAGCGCAGGAAATCTGCCATCACAGAATGCGCGGATGCAATCCGCGATTTGCAGAAGCAGTACGAACAGCTCAAGGCAGTGAAGCTCCGGCTGTATGAGAAATACACTTCCGGCAGCATCACAAAGGCTGAATATCTCAAGCGGAAAGCAGAAACAGACGCGAAGATGTCTGAGAATGAAGAAGCAATCCGGCAAGGCCATGAGCGGATGCAGGAGCTTGATTCTGAACATCCCTGTTCGGATGAAAGGCTTGATGCGGTGCTCGGCGAATACCAGAAAGGCGCAGGGCTTACATACGAGCTTGCTCATGCTCTAATCTCCGCTATCTATATTCATGGGCATGACAGCATCGAAATCGTCTGGCAGTTCAAAGACATCTTTGAGGATGCAGAAATCTAATAGGCTGAATGTTACAAGCCGTTCACGGGTGGTCATCCACCTATGAACGGTTTGTAAAATCTCAAAAATTTTTTAGTTCCTACTTGACACAAGAAGACCTTTCCCGTTTTGGCCGTGATTATATCGGTGTGGGCGAATACATGGAGCAGATTTTCCCCCTGCTGGGTGTCCGGCTCATTGCCATCAACGATAACTATGACAGCAATAATTATAAAGGTACAACGCTGGGAATGGATGTGGTCGTCAGTAATCTGGTAAATACCATGTACTGCCGGGATGCAGGAAAGAAACTGCGGACTGCAAATCAGGTCAAGTGGCGTAAAGGCATCACAACTGCATCTGCTGCACCGTTCGGCTATCAATTTGACCCGGACAAAAAGGGTGCATTTGTCATTGACCCGCCAGCAGCAAAAATCGTGCGGC